ATAACACAGCCACCTGACACCGTTTCTCCCATGGAGCCGTCTCGAAAGAGGCGGCTCTTTTTTTTTTGCTGCATATCTAAATATGCGGCTATTTTTGTATTATTGTGATTTATGTTAAAATATATAAACTCATAGAAACATGCTTCTTTCGCGTTCTAGGACACTTTTAGGCTTTAGGTGTACCATAATATGAGTTAACTCAATTTGACGCGATAGAGGTCAAAAGAAGTGTATCTATCAATGTATTTTTATAAAGCCTATAATATGAATTGAGGCATGGACTTTCCTGAGCTTTAAGCCACCAAGCAGTTATATAAATAGCTGTTAAATTTATGGCTAAAAAGTTGACTCATTTTCTTGACTTCTAGGACACTTTTATTTGAGAATAATAGTAAACTAAATCTATAAAAAGAAATGAGGAGAGAATGAACGAGAATAATGAAATTTCATATATTTTCGAGGCATTTAGAGCTCTATATTTTTATTTTGAAGCTGCAATAAACCAGTGAAAAATTTTTATGTTAAAGTCTGTAAAACAGTAATTTATATCAAGATTATTTTGTACTTTAGCCTATAAAAGAACAAAAGTAAAACTGTTAAAAAATGTTACACACTAGAACACATAAAAGCCGCATGGTCATTATGATTAAACAGCTTATGCCTGAATGTACAAGCTGTGTAGCTCGTGTGCACAGTGGATTATGCAGCAATTGTCCACATTGGACTCCGAGTGTGGTACAGGAGTTAACAGAGGAAATGGCCGAGAGAATATCCGCCACAATTGGACAGGAGAATATCACAAGGCCCAACGAGAGAAATGTTGAACAAAAATAAATAATTGCAATATGGAAATAAATGAACAAGAGAATACCCAAGAGGTACAGCAAGAGAATTTGCTTGATGGCTCTCAGTCAGTTCAAGCAATGCAAGAAGAAAATGAACTGCCAATCGCTGTTCAATTAGTTCAGCCTCAAGCTGCTTTAGATGAAATAGCAGAGCTTGAGAAGAAATATCGTGAAACTATAGAACGGGAGAATAAATGAGTAATTTTGTTTTAGATTACAGCAAAAAGCAGACTTTGCAAATATCAAATGATGCTTTTTGCTTTTTGTATTATGGCGAAGAGCCATTAGACGAAGACAATTTGGAAGAAGCCAATGAGGTATCTGAAATGTTTTCCAATAATTTTTATATAGAAGATGATTGGAAAGCAGTTGATGACTCAGACCTTATAGAATGTACTTTTGTTCCGTATGTTGAAGACCAAGCCGATTATGATGAATATAAGGACCTTACCAAATATATTCAGCAGCAAATAAAATGGCTTGATGCAAATCATATTAGAGTGTGGTGGTTTAATAACCAAACTGGAACGAGAGAATTACGCGGTGATTTTAAGGTTTATACCAATAAATATGGCCTTAAGTGTTTTCATACAGGCAATCAAGATGAGGATTTTGCGACAGGAAAAATGAGCCTGTATTTTTTGAAGAATTTCAAGAAACGCGTAGCTTAACAAGTGAACGAGAGAAATATAAGGCAGACTATAGAAAAGTAGTCTGCCTTTTTTACATTAAGCTTTCATCTTCTTCTATAACGAGAGAATAACCGACTCCTCGTATGGTTTCTATAGCTACTCGGTTATCCATTTTAAGCATATTTCGCAGCATGCATATATGGACATCTAAGCTACGTTTATTAAAGTAGTTATCATCAGTCCATACTTGTTGCATAAGTATTTTCTTAGGTAATGTTTCATTTTTATAAGCACATAGTAAAGCAAGAACTTGACTTTGTTTATTATTAAGCTGTGTTTTTACATTGCCTATAGTAAGAATTTTATCTACTGTATTAAACAGGTAATCGCCTATCTCATAAGATGGCTCTATACTTCTTACTCGCACACCACATCTTTTCAAAACAGCTTTTATTCTTCTTATAAGCTCTTCAATGTTATATGGCCTTATAACGTAATCATCTGCACCTTCATCGAATGCTTCAATAACATACTCATATCGGGCCTTGTCTGATACCATTATTACTGGTATTTTATCATCTGATTTGCGCAAAAATTTTAATGGCTTTAGCTTCATAGAGGCATCTGTTGTTTTATAATGGCTTAATATGCATAAGTCATAATTCTTTTCTCTGATTTTGATTAGTATATCATTCTCAGTTGAGGTTATTACTTGAAAGCCGTTATACACCAAATAATCTACCAGGATTTTACAGTCTTCATCTTGATAGATTAAAATTCTTGGCAATGCTAATTTAGTGTTATTACTTTTCATACCATTTCTTTAATCTTGTTTTGCAAATCATTATATAAAACTTCATACCAAAATGGATTAAGCCTTAACAGGTCAAAGTATGAGTATACGCCTTTTTGGTATATTAAAGAAGCATATTTAAGCTCTTTGTCTGCTCTTTTTTTAAGATGCTCATGATAGAACTTTATAGACTGGTCCACGTTTACCAAGAATGGTGATTTATGCTCCATAAGAACTTTCTGCTCTGTATTTTGAGCAAAGTAATATGGGATATTCGGCATTGCCCAGAAAGTTAATCCAGCACCATATTCCTCACTCGCCTTATATAAAAAGCCAGGACATGGACGAATTGAGTCAGGATATAAGCTTTTACATATTCTTAACCTACGTGGAATAAAAGGATTAAGTAAAGTAGTTAATCGCTTGTTTATATAAGTTGAGTATTTATCAACCATTCTTGTGTGTTCTTTAACAAGTGATGAAACTAACAGCTTAATCCTTTCATTTCCTATAGGGTCACTCAGGCGTATATATTCTTGCCTGAAAGCTTCACGCTGAATACGTATTCTGTCTTCTTTAAGCCGTTGAGACTTTTTCCTTTTAGCTTCTATGCTAGCCATTGCAGCTCTGCGCTGTCCCTCAGGTCCAAACAGTTTTACACCTTGGCAATTGTTTGGACCTAAGCCTGTCCATGACATTTTATCTCCATATCTAGCTTCAATCTCTCTGTTTTCCTGCTCTTCTTCAGATAATTCAACATGCTCTTCTTCCAAGGTAATTTTTTCAATCGCTTCAGATTGAGCCTCTTGAATATCCTCATCATCGCTTTTAATTTCATCGAGAAATTCAAAGAGTTCCTTTTCAGTTAAGTCTCCATATTGCTTAATATCTTCCATGCCACTTAAATAATGACTTGATTATATCTTTTCCAGCTTGCTTATTAAGCAATCCAAAATATGCAATCGCAAGCATGAGTCTTGCTATTTTATGCAATACCCATGCTAATAGATATATAGGGAAATAAAGTATACCTACACATCTCCATAAAAATTTAAGTACCTTTTTCATTTTTCTAATATATTTAATGGTTGTTTTATTTCTGCGAATTGTGTATTTATGTGCTGTATATCTGCCTGCTGGTTTATAGCTTCTTTTATTGGGCTTTTTATTTCTTGCACACAGCTCATTGAACTTATTATGCTAAACGGAGGGCATGCCATATAAACATCGGCTAACGCATCAACTAACTCATCTTTGCTTAGTTTCTGCAGATTGCTCTTTATTATCTCCCTTATTGGATTGTTCATCTTCTGCTTGCTTTAATTCAACATAAGTTCTATGAAAAGCTTCATCGCCTATTCCTTTAATAAAAGTTCTAAGTGTAGAAGGATATTCGCTTGTATTTATAGTCTTATCGACTACTTTCGCGTAAAGAGCAGCAAGAGCTTTAGGCCCAAATACCTTTTTCTCTTGTAATCTTTCGATGGGACCTCTTTTGAATTGAGCATCTGGATGTTCATTCATAATCTTCGTACGAGTTAAGTGCAAGTCCTTAATCAAAGCCTCAATATGCTTTTCAAACTGAGGCATTTGAATAATATCAATAACTTTCAAATCTTCCAGCTTCATTTTTTTATAAGTTTTTAAGTTGTTGTTTATAATACTTTTCTTGCATATCAAAGTGTCTCTTATATATATGCAAATCATGAGCAAAATGGTAATAAGTGCCTATTGGCACACCGAGCTCATCTGCAACTAATTGTTGAAGCTTTGTCCAGCAGTATTGGTCATTGCAAAAGCCATAAACCAAATCATTGCTTCGCATAGTTACGCACATATCAAGAGTTCCTATTTGAGGCTTAATATCAAATCCGACTGATAGTGTACAAGGTGTATCATATTCATAGTCATCTTTTTCTTTACCGTCAAATATAGTAAACCAAGCTTGACGAGTATCTTTATTCTCTTTAAGCTGTTTAATGCACTTTGCCAATTGGCCATTGCGAGTCCACTGCCATCCATAATTAGAATTGACAATGTTATCTCCACCATGCATTTTATCCCACATAGGAGCATGCTTTTTAATTTCAGCTACACTCCTATCTCCAGACATATACCAGGCATATTCACGCTCTGCATATCGTTCGCTGAATTTACGCCATTCTGTTGTTATGACACGTTGCTGAGGATTAAGTAAATAAAAACCAATATTGTAAACAGCTTTTGTTCCAACATTAGTATTTACTCCTTGGCCCATAATAAAAGCATATAGGTCTTCAAAAGCCTCAGTAGCATTTTTATAAGCTATGTTCATACGTTATTCTCTTCTTTATCTTTATAATCTAATATAAGTGCAACTCCATAATCATACCAAAGAAGCTCATCAAGTTCTTTTTCAGTTTTGCAATTATATTTACATAATTCAGCTTCTAAATCCATCGGACTTTCAATGTGAACTTCATCTTCTATATACTTTGCCATATCATTTAACTATTTTATTAGTGTTACTGTTATAAACTCTAAACAACAATTCTTCAGCTTCCTCATTCATGGCATTGCAAATACTTATTGCTTCTTCCATAGATAAGCATGTAAGTTCTTCGTCGTTATCATTTACTGCAATTTCGCCAGTTATAACTCTAACATCAAATGAGTTTGCAGAAGCAAAAGCCTTAGCGGCATCAAGAGCTTGTATACAAATATAGTGTACCGCATCCCAGTATATATAAGATAAAGTACTTGTATCTTTTAATATATCTATGTAAAGCTCTCTCAACTTTTCTGGCTTAAACCATCCATGCTCATCCATTCGTCTATATTCAGCAAGCCATCTGCCGTATCCATTTGTGGCCTTAAATCTGTTGGCATAAACAGCCACAAATCTAAGAAATTGGTCTGTATAAATGGCTTGTGGAATTTCAACTGTTTTCTTTTTGAGCTGTTTCATGTGCTTAAAGTTTATATATTCTCGCGCGTTCTAGAGCACGCTTATTATTCCATTATTATTCAATCATTCATGTACTTAAAGCGCGATATTGCGCGCGAGAATAATGTGAAAATCAATCCTTAGTATGACCCAGTAGACCCGAGTGCTCCATCGCCACGCTCAGATGAACGGCTGAAAAGCTCTGACTCAGAAACTTCTTCAAGGCCTTCATACGATACAGGCACAAGAATAAATTGTGCTATTTTCATACCTGGCTTAATGTGAACCTTAGCTTTGCCGATATTAATAACATGTATATGAATTTCACCCTGGTAATCTTCGTCTACAATTTTGGCCCCGAGGATAACAATGCTTTCAAATGCTTCTGCTTTCGGTGTTCTACCAGCTCCAAGGCAAGCCCATTTAGAAGTTACAACTCCTGATTTATCAGCTGCCATAAGCATATATCCTTCTGGAATTTCCATCTTAATACCTGATGGTATCAAAACATCAGTTCCTGGATTTACGATAAAGCCTTTGTTACTGCCAAAGTTAGGAACGAAAAAATCAATTCCTGCTGCTTTACCAGTCCCACGAACAGGGGACTTTACATTTCTTATTTTTGCAAATTTCATGACTACATCATTTTAACAAGTTCCTTAGCTGCTGTTTCTACAGCTCTAGCAAGTCTATGTTCAACTTCTGGACTTATAAGGCTGTAAACTCCTTCTTTTTCAAAAGCATCAGCCATGATAGCTCCAATTTTTGAAAGCTTAGGATTAGGAGCATTAATGCCATGCTTATCCATAAGTTCTTTATTGTACTCATACTTAATACCTCCTTCTACAGGAATAAGCTTGGCTATTTCTGCATGAGTATTTGACTTTCTGCTCGTAGGAACAGTGATAATAATCTCCTGATTGGTTGTCATGCACATATCTGTGCACATTTCCATTACTTCATTGAAGTTGCGCTTAAACTCTCTTGGAGTTACTGAAATTAAACTTTTCATAATGATGCCAAATTAGCAATTAAGTTCAACATATATGTTTTGTCTTTATCTCTTCTGAGCTTCATCTTATCTTTTAAGGCGAGAGCTACTAGCTGAACATTTATAAGATGATGTTTTGCACGAGGCTCGTCGATTATATCGATTATATCCAATACTACCCCTTTGGATATAATCTCATCGTAGCTTTCAGTCTTGTCAATGATAGCATTTATCT